TACGTCTTAGGTGAGAAACCAGTATAAGACCCGCTCCTGTCTCCTCTGCGAGGCTTCGTAGCCTAGTCATAATGGAGTCAATGGATCGGCGTTCATCGCCTTCCAAGGTTGCAGACACCATCATGTGTAGGTGATCTATAACAACCCACTTACACTCGCAACCCACAATCATATAGCGCAGCTTAGAAAAGATGCCATCAATATCATTGGAGCCAAAGTGTGCGTGTATCCATACCCTGTCGTTGTTATCGTTATCAACAAAGACATCATCAAAAAGAATGTCAAGTTCTTCCTTTGAGTGTTCTTCCCTGATGCGATCAATGTGTAGTTTAGCGTTGGCCTCAATAGACAGTATACCATCCACTGTTCGAGTCCAGTCTTCCTCCAAGGCGACGATGCCTATGTTGTCACCTGTCTGCTTTATAAGCCAGTGTTCTAGTTCGCGTGTAACAGCAGTCTTGCCTAAGCCTGTGCCTCCTGCAACGAGAACCAACTCACCTGTGCGTAAGCCCTCAAGCTTCTTGTTAAGCCCTTCCCAAGGGTAAGGAATAGCTTTCTTCTTTACACGGTTGTGATACTTGTCCTTATTCTCACTGACATTCATCACACCACTGGGCGTATAAGTCTTAGCATTCCACCAAGAATTAACATAAGAGCCGTGCTGATTTTTACGCAGCATATCATTGGCATCTTTATGACCATCAGGCATGACCATAATCTTAGCCTTGTTAGGCTTGAGCAGACGCGCAACCTTCTTAGCTGCTTCCTGTCCGGGCTTGTCGGCATCAAAGCAGATCACGATGCTGTCAAACTTCTCAAGGAATTCTATCTGAGATTTGACATCCTTCTCTGCACCCTGCGCTCCATTCTTAACAGATACCACAGGCCACTTAGAACCCAACAACTCGTAAGCTGCCATAGCATCGCACTCACCTTCAGTAATAGTGATGTACTTACCGCCCTTATCACCGACAGTGTGTTGTCCGAACAAGCCACACTCTGAGATAGGGCCAGAGGCTGTGAAGCCTTTGTCACTAACAAACCTAGTCTTGTATGCAACCTCTTCAGACCCATTATAGTATGGGTAGAAGTGTCGGGATACTTCATTTTTTGAATTTACTACTGACCTAACACCATATTTCTTTGCGGTTGTCAGAGATATTCCTCTGTCATGCAAAGCATTAAAGTCTCCTTCAGTTATTGCGACATTATCTTTTACAAGTTTCGGGGCTTGTATCATTTCTCCCCCTTCGTAAGTATAAAATGTTCCACAAGAAAAGCACTTGGCAGTACCGTCCTCATTGATGCCCACTCCGTCACTGCTATCACAGACTAAGCAGGGCTTATGTGTATCTACAAAAGACATTAAAGTCTCCATAAAAGAAAGGGGCCTTGCAGCCCCCTAAGTTTAGTCCATAGATTCCAATGGCTCTGGCTTCTTCTCCTCCACCAGCATCTCTTTAGTCAACTGACTAGCTATAGAGGAATTGAATCCCCTCAGAGCCATTTCAAGTTTAGCCGCAGTCTTTTGTGCCACTCTCAACTCTTTGTCTGTCTCCAGCAAAAGATTGAATGCAAGCTTCATTTGATCCGTAAATTTCTCTACGGCATAGGTTCCACCATCGTCGGCTGTAAAAGTCCAGCCTTTAGTTTCTTCACTCATAATAGATCCTCTAAAATGCTAGTGCAGCTTCGCCAGCAGCACCCTGACCATACTCAACAAGATCCAAAATCTGGACGTTCTCAAGGATTGCGCGTTTGTACTGCTTGTTAGGGCCGTACACGGCTGAACGCCACTGCACTGCAACCTTTGAGCCGTTACCAATCTGCACATCAATCTCATTCTTGTCAGTGTCAACAAGCTTAGGCACAGGGTTCTTCTCACCCTTACCGTTTACTTCCCACTGATAGAAATGAATCACTGGATCTTCAGTGTACTTGGAACGCCCAGCAGCCTTGATACCGACATTAAAGCCAGCAGCAATGAATTTCTCATAGACTTCATCCGATACCGCTAGGTTAATCTCATACCCATTGCGATCACCGCTGAAGTTAGGGACAGGCACTTTTACATGAGGATAAAAAGCTTCTCCAGTTAATACCTGTGGGATACCATCAATCATACGCATAAAGTTTCTCCTTTGTTAGCGTGTGTAAAAGACTAGCACGGATGAGGTGCTTGGTCAAGAAAAAATTCAGCTACAACACATTCAAGATCAGCATCTATACCATCCTCTACCTCCAAGCAGTGTCGGCCTTTGCCGTAGTAGTCAAGCTTTAGATCATATGTAGACTTGTTAGTGTACAACATCCCAATAATATTCGATCTCTTAAATGCCTCAAAATCTTCTGAGGTTACCTCAAATAACATCAGCCATCTCCAAGTTCATCAATAAACTCAACAAACAATGAAGTAAGATCATCGTCACGTATCCTCCAAGACCCTACCTCAGAGCAGCGATCTTCAACAAAAGATATAAACTTAATCTTTAACCTACCTGAAGGTGGGCTTGCTCCTATACGCAAGGCAAACAACTGACACCACCAATCATCAACCTCACTACAGAACTCCATTCTAGTGTCTACAGCACTCATTTTAAATTATCTCCTTTCAAAACTTAAAAATATTTTATCACAAATCTTCAGGGGTGTCGTAAAAATTTTCTATTCCAGAAGAAAAAAGTTCAGACATATCTCTCTGCCTCATCTCTTCTCTGACGCTTTCCTCAAAATCCTCAAGCTCCCCGGTGTAATAGTAGTATTCTTCTTCTGGTTCCATGTTATCCTCCGTTGTGTGTAAGGCCCGTTTCAAAAAAGCTCACCTGATCCTGTGTTAGCTGTGGTGGCCTCATGCCTTTGCCAGTTCTAACAAATGTTAGATATGTATCGTGTTCTTTTTTACTCAAGGGCATAGCCATAACCCTTTCAGCATTGGTTCTTGGATGTGTTCTATAAACTATCACTGTACTCCTCCTTTGATACTTCTAAGTAGTTCTCAATAAAACCCACGCAAAAGTCATCACCATACTTCATGCACAGATTTAGTGCGGCATCTCTAATATCATCTGTTACCTCTTCACCCTCATAGTACACATCAGTGTATAGGAGAATGTGATTACATAGATCTATAATGTTACGCATCATGTGTGCCTTAAAATACCTATTACGGTATCCTTCGATATGCCCATCTCCCTCGCTATCTGAGCGTAGCTAAACCCCTGACACCTCCAGTAGATAGCATCAGATACCCTTTTAGGTGGTGGCTCAGTAGCACCAGCAGGCCAGTACTTGTTGATAAAAATATCATCAAGCTTTTCTTGAGCCTTGATAGCTTTATAGAATATGTCGCTCATGCTTGTTCTCTCAGGCGGTCTTGATAATCGTGATATTCTACTCCCCAAAATTCCAGATCATCGTGCAAATCCTTCAGGGTAGTGATGGCATCAGTGAGCCTATCACGTCTCTCAAGCTTTGCAGAAGGAAGCCTATCCCTCTGCTTCTCAAGCTCTTTAACTCGGTTAGTCAAAATATCTTTGACTTCCGTTTGCACAAGTTCACGCAATCTACTATCAAATTGCTCCCTACTGCCATTAACTATGAGAGCCAAGCGACTCTCAGAATGAATCACAAAGTGATCTACAAATATATCTATATTATCCATGTCAATCTCCAAATTAAAAGTGAGCAGTTTATCCACGTACTCAGGTGGCAGGAGAGTCCTATGCAGCCCTTCTCACACTGGTGCGGCCCTTCTTGTCTGTGATAAAGAAGAAGCCTCCACGCTCATGGTGAGGAAAGTACCATGACCTTTTGCCAAAGTGAATGCCTGTGTAGCATCGACCTTCATTAAAGCCATAGCGCGTCTTGAATTTTCTTACTCTATAAATCATTTAGATCTCCATTATTCCTGTTATCTCTGTGTCAATCAAGTCTGGTGAGGGCTTTATCAAAGTCTCTACCAACCACTGTGCATCGTCCTTGTCCCTAGCCCGTACAGTAAAGCTCATGTTGACCTCAAACTCAAAGGTCAGATCATCAGCATCTGGCTGGTTCCAAGGCGCGTCTGGGTGTCCCTTATGGGCTTCAACCCAGCATATATCATCACTCATCCTTTAGTCTCCACAGTTATACCAATGTCCTTATCAGCAACATGAAAGAAGGTGATCTCATCTGTCACTGTACCTTTCCTGTTAAGCTGACTAACAAGGCTATGCATATCGAACCTATCAATACCAAAATCAGCAGCGATAGACTGCTCATCATCAAAATCTACATCAATACTTTCATGTCTAGTGACCCTAATAGTAGTCCAGCCATTCTCTAAGTCGCGCTCGACATTGATGCTTTTTACATTATGAAAATTCATATTCCGTACTCCATTAACCATTCTTGTGTTGCGGAATCTAATGTTCCGTATTGTGTTACCTCACGGCTGTATGTGTCGCCGTATTCCCAACGATCATACGTCAAAGGTGACTTGGCTGCAACAAACCATCGTGCATAAGGATTATCTTTCTCCTTCTTTGCAGCTTGGTATGTCTTCAGTACACGCCACTCCCAGCCTTGTGCATTGGTGAATGTAGCGTATGGCTGCTCCACCTTCACAGTCTTACCGAACTTAGTTCTATTGCTCATTAGCTTTTTCCTCTACATAAATTCTAATATACTTGGACTTATCCAAGGGCTGACCGTAAGCATACCGCCTCCAGTTCTCACCGTCAACAAGTCCTTGACCACGCACCCGTAGGCTATACCTATCTCTGTTCAGATACTTACGCATCCGCTCCACTAGCTCACGCCCGGCCTCGTCATTAGGTATACGGGTGAACACATACTTAGGACTCCTCATCATCTTCCTCCACAAAAAAGTTAACACCTGCTAACCGCTGACCGTACATATCTACGTTATCTGGATCAGCGTTATGCTCCACTGGACACTGCGCCATCCACTCCCAAAACTTATCATCATACAAGTCCATAGTCCTCTACCTCCTCACTGTCTATACCGCCTTCATATTCCTTACTGTGTGCTGGCAGTAGACCCCCACTGAAGGCAATATCTTCTGCCTCTTCCCAATCTTTTGCAACAACATAGTAAGTGTTCGTAACTATTGTCTGAATCTCAACCTTAAACTTTTTCATATCAACCCCACTGTGCAGCCATAGCATCTGCCAGACCTTGGAAAGTTTTGCTGCGTATCTTCCACCTATCCTCTGAGGGTGGCAGGTAATGCAGCCTCATCTGCTCACGCCTTGGAAGCTTGTCATACTCCTCCTTAACATTGTTAGTATCGCCCAGCTTGGGCAAGCCGTGCAACCACAAGCCTGTCTTTTTAGACTCAGCATGACCGAACATCCAAGGCTGTACATACTGCGTCGGCTTGAATGGTAGCACCCCCACAGGGTTCTCCATACACACTTTGTCGCAGGCAATCATAGCCAACTGATAAAGCTTTGTAGTCCACTCAATCGACCGCAAACGCTCGTCATGCTTAGGCATTCCCTTCGCATAGGTAGAGTTGCCGCTGACCGCTAAGGCTGTACAGGGTGGGTGCATGATAATCAAATCCCAATCGTCCCAACCTATCGCCTCCTCGCAGTCCATCTGCAAGTGATACTCGCTACCATCATCAGCAGACAACAGATCATTAGACCAAACTTCATGCCCAAGTTTCCTGAAAGCTTCACGGACTGTACCGCTAGACTCACACGCTACAAGTACTTTCATCTCAAATCCTCCAAGTTTCTAACATTTGTTAGGTTTTACCCTACTGCGATCAGATTATCAACAACAAAGTTACCCTCGTCTTTCTTAGCTTTTCCCTTGGCAACCAAGCCGACTATCACCTTGCCAGCCTTGACGTTCACAAGGTCTGACGCATCGCCATCAATCACCCTGCGCCCCTTGTAGTACTTGGGCATCCCATTACGGAACACAACCGACATAGGCACGTCAGCCTTGAGAGCCTTGACCACATGCTTTTGGTACGCAGGCTCGTTACTGTACGAATACATCAACTCATAGTTAGATGGAGTCTTGCCCAGCCTTGACGCATTCTTTGTGTAATCGTAAAAGAATATATTCGGGAACTCTTGAGGTATCCCATGTTTCTCCCATGGTATGTCTGATAATACATTGAGACGCACTGCTGCCTTGACACCTTGGCGTTCGCAAAGCTTCTCAAAGTTGGTCAATTCCTTGCGAAGCTTAGTCAAGAATCCTTCTCTGTCACTGTGCCACCAGTCAGTCTTGCGCTGTCGCCCAGCCTTCACGTTTGAAAAAACGCCCATGCCTGCTGACTCCAAACAAGACTTGGCGCAGCCTGCCACGTTCCGATAGGGACAGAGTATGTCATCGGGCATGAGTGATAAACCTGCAAGCCTGTATTCTTCGCTACTCCTATCACTCTTCTTGAGCTTTGCGTTACCGCCTGTTGTGTCTAGTAGTTTCATAGATCCTCACATTTTCTAACATTTGTTAGGTTTTCACTTCTAGTTGTGTTTCTATCCATACCTTCGCGCCACATGCTAGTGGCTTGTCTGGTGAGTAAACCACAGACGCAACCACATTACCAGCATCGTCCACAATGTCGGCACGGTTTACTCTGCGGTTCTGCTTGTAGTCTTTCACTGTCAGCACTGGTAACTCTGCACCTTTGGCATTTGCCTTTATGTGGTGCTGATTTACGTGGACAATAGTTTTCATACGCTTACCCTCAAAATTTCCTAACATTTGTTAGGTTTTTACCTCAACTCTTCAATGATTGCAAATGGTGACGCAAAGCCTACAAGCACAAACATTGGGCCGATAACAGAAAACATATCATGCACTTCCATATCGGTAGCGTAGTAGGCCCACGTCAAACATATACCCGACCACATCAGAACAATTGATGTGATGATTGCAGACACAACTAACATAACTGTATTGAACATTTTCTATCCCTCATATTTTCTAACATTTGTTAGGTTTTTATTTCACTTGCTCCGGGCCAAGGGAGATCCCTCCGCTATCTTGGCAAGCTTGTAATGCCTTGGCACTACTCAATAACCACCATGCGGTAGCTATTGGCTAGTGTCTAGCGTAGGCAGTTTAGCGCCATGCCTAGGGCGTGAGGGATTACCCTATACTTTGACTAATGGTGAGAGTGCATCCGCAATCGCGTCTTGTTCTTCTGCTGGCAATGCTGCCGCAGCTTTGAGCGCGTTTATCAGTGCCAAAAGCTTTTCTGTCGGCTGCATCATTGTCGCCTCTAAAGCTTCTGCAATGTCTCCATCGCTAGGCTCATCTTTTGCGGCTTTCTTAGCCTCTGCCATGTCTGCTTTGGCTTGTAGGTAATCATCATATGATTCTAGCGCATACTCTACGCCCTCAACCGACCATGTAAACTCGCTAACACGTTGGGCCAAACTGCCGCCCTTTTCCTCAGTGTACTTGTTAAGGCTTTTAAACCCCAAAGCTTCTGCGAATTCCTTGGTGGCTTGCTTCCACGTTGCTTTATCGTTGCTATTAATCGCTGGCTTTAGAACCTCAAACAATCGCGCTGCTATTGTTGCGTTCTTCTTATCTAGTGTTGCGCTTGCGGTGGCGATGCTGCGAACTTCTTTTTTATCTAACATTGTTTTGATCCCTCAAAAGTTTAATTGTCGAACACGTAAATACTAATGCAGTTAGTGTGCCAAGTTTTAAAAGCCTTATAAAACAAGCACTTAGTTTTTCAGGGTATTAATAAACGCACCAATGAAGTGCAAAAGTAATATTTTATGCACTGTTACAGTGATTCATTAAAAAAATACTAATGAAAACAACAGGTTAAAAATTAACTTTTATTGGTATGCATTTTGCATGGTGGGAATTATGCGATGGTGGGACGTAATAAAATCAACAGGTTAGGGAGATCGCCCCTTTAAACTGTTAGGCTCCACAATGGTGCAAAGCTTGTGAAGCATGCAAAGGCAGTGCCAAGTTTTTAGGTGCTTCCTTTATACGCAAATTTTATTTTTTTTGGTGAGGGGATTGTGAAGCTTGCGAGTATGCAATAAACGTGCCAAGTCTTTGAAAAGCTTTGAAAGTTTGTGAGTAGTCACTAACCTTTACAAGCTTTTTAAACGCGCTGAAAGATTGTCAAGCCTTGGGAATACTTGGAAAGCTTTTGAGTCCTTACAGGAATATCTAACATTTGTTAGGTTTTTCGCGTGAAGGCTTCAAAGGCTTGTGAAGCTTGCAAAGCTTGTGAGGCTTGAGAGGGCGGGCAGGATGCCATAGGGGGTGGTGTGTATATATACTCC